AGCTAACGATTACGACATACTGACTGTACAAGACACAACTTTAATAACAAACAAAACAGTTACTGTTACCACACAGGCAGCTCCTTCTTTCACAGCTAACAAAGTAGGAACTGTAAGACTAAGAGCTGTGACTGTAGGTACTGCTTATAGCGTTACAGTTAATGGTTCCACAGTAACTTATACAACCCCTAACGATTCAGCTTCAGCAGATACTATTCTTACTAACTTAAAAAATAGTATTGATGCCTTAAGTATCTCTGGGCTAACAGTTACTAGATTAGATACTACTCTAGAACTCAGTCGTACCAGTGCATTTACTCTATCTGGTAAAGGTGGAGCTGATAATGAAAGACTAGATACTTTTCAAAACCAAGTAGCTAACGTTACTCAACTACCAGACAGATCACTTAACCATAGAGAAGTTAAGGTATTGAATACTGCTGGTACAGATGACACTTACTATGCCAGATTTAAAGCTGACAATGGTACTTCAGGTGTAGGTTACTGGGAAGAATATATAGCTCCGGATGTATCTGCTGGTTTGAATGCAAACACCATGCCACACGAGCTGGTCAATACAGGTACTAATGCTTTTACTTTTAGAGCTGCAACATACACAGCTAGATTAGTTGGAGATGATACTACTAACTCACATCCAAGTTTTGTAGGCAAAAAGATACAGCAATCATTTTTTCATAGTAGCCGTCTTGGTTTCTTGGTTGATGATAATGTTTCGCTTAGTCAGGCTAATGAGTTCTTTAACTATTACCATGTCTCTGCACGTACACAGATAGCTTCTGATCCAGTAGATCTTAGTTGTTCTAGTATCAGACCTACCTTACTTACAGGTGTCTTACCAACTGCACAGGGTTTGATCTTATTTAGTAAGAACCAGCAGTTTCTAATGTTTGCACCTAATGGTTTATTTACTCCTACTACAACCATCATTCGTGGTATCTCAAACTATGAGATGGATATCAATATTGATCCTGTAGACAATGGAACCAGTATGGTTTTTCTCAGTAAGACTCCCGGTTATACACGGATCTATCAGATGAGAACAGCTGGTCAAGAAATGAACCCAAGTGTATTAGACATTGGACGAGTTGTATCTGAATATATTCCAAGTACTATTACTGATCTTATAGCTAGTCCACAAAATAGCTTCATAGCTATGTGGGGTACTACTAAATCTGATGTGTATTTCTATAGAACATATAGTGATGGACAACAAGAGGTCATGCAGTCATGGTTTAGATGGTCGTTACCAGGATTAGTACAGACTTTAGCTGTAGATTCTGATGTGTTATACACAGTAACTATGCAAGGTGGACAGTACACATTAATGAGTGCCAGTCTTAACCAAACTCCAGAGGAAACAATTCTTGTTAACGCTGATGGAGAGAAGATGAACCCTTGTATGGATTTATATGCGACTGCTAGTTCAGTTGTATATGACCAAACAGATCCAGCTAATCCATTTAGTAAATGTTATATACCTTTTAGTAATGTAGCTGCACTGTCTCCAGTCCTTGTGATTGGGAGT